GGGCACCAACCAGACCTTGAGCACCATCTGCTCCTTGTGGTCCAGTATCTCCATCAGCACCTTGAGGTCCTACAAGACCTTGAGCACCAGTTTCACCTTGTGCACCTTTTTCTCCATCCGCACCTTGAGGACCAACATTACCAACTTGACCCTGTGGACCAGCGACACCTTGTGGACCGTCTGCTCCTTGTGGTCCAGTATCTCCATCTGCTCCTTGAGGACCGGCATCGCCTGGGTTACCTTGTGGACCCACTGGGCCTGGAGTTGTACCCGCTGGACCTTGAGGGCCTGGGTCTCCTTCAAGTCCTTGCGGACCTACTGGGCCTGGAGTAGTACCTGCTGGACCTTTAGGGCCTGGATCTCCTTGAAGTCCAGTACCACCCTGCGCTCCAGTTGCTCCGGCAGCACCTGTAGAACCTGTAGAACCTGTTACACCTGTTGCACCTAATGGGCCTGGGTTACCCTGAAGTCCGGCAACACCTTGAGCACCAACATCACCAGTAGCACCTTTATCTCCAACATTACCCTGAAGTCCGGCAGCACCTTGTGCACCAACTGCACCAGTAGCACCTTTATCTCCAACATTACCTTGAATTCCAGCGGCACCTTGTGCGCCAGCAGAACCTTGTGGTCCTAATTCACCGACATTACCTTGAATACCAATAGCACCTTGAGCACCATCTGCGCCTTGTGCACCAACTGCACCAGCATTGCCTTGCAAACCAGTAGCACCAGTTACACCAGTAGAACCAGTGGCACCTTGCTCTCCAGCATTACCTTGGAGACCACGGAAACCTTGAGAACCTTGTTCACCTTGAGGACCGACTTCACCTACATTACCTTGAATTCCAGCAGCACCTTGTGCGCCAGCAGAACCTTGTGGTCCTAATTCACCAACATTACCTTGGACCCCTTGTGGTCCAACTGCCCCTGCATTACCTTGTGGTCCGACTTCACCTACATTACCCTGTAGGCCTACATTACCCTGAACACCTTGTATACCTTGAGGTCCAGTCTCGCCAGGATTACCTTGGAGACCAATAGCACCCTGTGATCCAGTCTCTCCTTGAGGACCAGTTTCGCCTGGGTTACCTTGAAGACCAATAACACCCTGAGAACCCTGTTCTCCTTGTGCTCCAGTTTCGCCTGGGTTGCCTTGTAAACCAATTATTCCTTGCGGTCCAGCTTCACCTTGCGGACCAGTCTCGCCAGGATTACCCTGTAGACCAATAACACCCTGAGAACCTTGCTCCCCTTGTGGTCCAGTCTCGCCAGGATTTCCCTGAAGACCAATGATACCTTGAGCACCTTGTTCACCCTGTGGTCCAGTTTCGCCTGGGTTACCTTGGAGACCTATGATTCCCTGTGGACCTTGTTCACCCTGTGCTCCAGTTTCGCCTGGGTTACCCTGAAGTCCGATTATACCTTGTGGTCCGGTCTCTCCTTGAGGTCCAGTTTCGCCAGGATTACCCTGAAGACCAGTTTCACCTTGAGCACCAGTTTCACCTTGAGGACCAGTCTCGCCAGGATTACCTTGGAGACCAGTTATACCCTGCGGACCTTGATTTCCTTGAGGTCCGGTTTCGCCTGGGTTACCTTGAAGTCCAGTTATACCCTGTGGTCCGACTGCACCTTGTGGTCCTATTGGGCCTGGCGTAGTACCTTGTGGTCCGACTTCACCTTGTGCACCTTGTGGACCAACTCCCCCCTGTAGACCGACTCCACCTTGTGGACCGAGTTCGCCTGGGTCTCCTTGAGGTCCCTTTTCACCAATGTCTGTGTTGTCAATGATTTCTTGGATGTTAGAAACTCGTGCATCCAAGTTAGTAATATCATTAGCATTATCGGTAATTTTGCTAGGGTCTACCCCATTAAGGGCTTCCAGAACTTCGGTATCGACCAGATTGCTGATAAATTCTGGAGTGATACCATCACCGCCACCAATATCAACCTGAGAGTATAGTTCCTCAAAGTTTTGATTTATTTTTTCACTGGCTTCGCGGAGAGTGTCACCACTTCCGTCGTTCGCAGAACCGCCAGTATTTAGAATTTTTCTCGACATTATAGGTTTCCGTTATGTGTGGTCTGATGCGTCTAGGGTTTCGTATTCTTGAGATAGGTCTAAACCTTCATCATCCAAAGTTGGTGGTCTTACGCCAGCCCAATCTGCGACTGTTACGAAATCATCAGCCAACTGTTGCAGAGATACATTTTCGTATCTGTCCAAAGTCTCTAGAGAACTTACAATGATACCTGAACCCTCATCCTTTTGTGCTTGTGTTCTAACATCTACTGCATCATTCTCTTCCATAGTAAGTAGAGAATAGGTAGGTTGTACATGTGTACCTAGTGCAGTTGCTTCAAGTAGTATAGCATAATTAGGAATTTCTAATGGGTCTACGGTTAATCCTGCCTTTAAATCAACACTTGCAACTGATTGTGTTTCTGTTTCGGCAGCAAGGTAGAACCCAGCTGGGTGTATCAACTTAGTATATAGTGTTTCATAATCACTCAAGGACATACCTGTTTTCAAAAGAACTGAAAATATCTGGTATTTCTTATCGTCCTGTATATACCTCAATGACTGAGGTCCAATTAATGAACCGCCAGGCTTGTCATTTAATATGAAGATGTTTTTCTTAGGATAACTTATTTCTACATCTTCACCATAAAATGCTTTAAAAAACTGTTCGGTTGAGATACCTGTACCCTTAGCGCGGTAAAGGTCAACAAGAAGTCTTGCCATCAACCGTGGACTCTGATAGAATGATGACGTTTCTAGTCCGTCACTTATCTCTCCTATCAGTTGATCCAAATAACTTAATTCGGTGCTAGAGATACTTCTCACATCAAACAAGTTATGAATTTTTTGGGTTATAGAAGTATTACCTTCCTCTCCAGTGCTCTCGTAGTACTTCTCTATAAACGAAATTAGTTTAGGATATTCATCTACGAAAAACTCCGGCAATACCTGAGATACCTGACTCTGGTAGAACTTGGGAGCACTTCTGTATTGTCTGGATATGTTAGACATTATTGTATAACCCTAGTTGCCCCTGCATCTATATAACCAGTAGTCGACGATACACTCTCATCTAATGTTATGATGTAATTACGTAGTGGACTAATTGTGCTCTGGTTCGCAGGCACTGCTGATAATCGAATACCAGTTCCTACATAACCGTCCTTGTCAATACGTATTGAATTAAGTAGTATGGTTCCCTTCACTGGATCGTATGTGCCAATGTTATTAATCATGACTGCGCCATCAAGGTCCAATAGTTGTAATTGAGTTGAACCCAATAGGTTTTTGATTACAACGTTCTTGCCATCTGATTTAAACACTGAAGAGTTTATTATATGGTCATCCTTGTCTGGTTCTGCAAGCAAGAATGGGAATTTAATTGTGTGATCTTTTTCTATGTACGATAGTAGTGGTCTACCCAGCGCATTCTTTGATTCTTCGATTGCTTTAATCTGACTATCAAGGTCAATTCGTTGCTGTACCTTAACTGACATCTTAGAGTTAAGTATCGCAGAAGACAATGAATCTACCTGAGTTAATAGATTAGAACGACGGAAGACTGATTCAAATGTACCTAAAACGCTATCCATATAATCTCTAATGAATGCATCGACTTGAGCCTGTAATGCTTCGGTAGAGGAAGGACTCTTTAGTGGGTCGATATTAAATACTGTAGTCAACTCTAAGAACGTCATCTCTGGTTCAACGAACTCTGTATCGATGGACATAATAGATAGGTTGGATGTCAGCTGGTCTTTGATATTCTGTTTAACTTCTTCTTCGACCGAAGGCGCTACTCCATCTAAGAAATTAAGACTAACAAATACCTTTCCGAATTGTCGTGGTATATTATCATTACCACCCCATGCAATGACATCACGTATGAAGTTACCATAGTTTTTTGATATCAATGCAGTATAATCGTCTGCTGTAACTAATCTGTTCTGTGCGGCAAATGACCTAGGTGCGTTTAGTTTGATTGATTCTACGTTTTCTTTCTCTGCACCGCCACCACTTGCAGCGATAACTGATACCTGAATAGGTTGACCATCAACGGTAGTTGAAGTACTGAACACCTCTGCACCGTTTGCTTCTGAACCACGGGACGTGATATAAGTTACTTCTATTCGGTTACCAGCGCGTGGCGCAGTACCTAAGATATTACCGTCGCTAAAGAATAACTCGTACTGACCATTAGCAGTCTCTCGTAGAATGAATACTTTAGAGTCAGAGTTTACTGTAGTAACATTGTTGATGTCAGAGAATCTCTGGAATCTGTTAGACAGATAGTTATCGTATACTTTAACATTAACAGTAGATACATCTAGCGTGTCGTCTGGCAGTACATATACACCACCTTCTTCACCGACAAGGAATGTCTTTGTTTTAGTAGATCCTTCCCGTACAGTTATTCGCGAATCATTAGAGAAGTCTTTGAATACGTAGTTCCCATTATCGAACTGTGCTGTGCATTGCTCTTGAGTAGTGAACGTATATACCGACGTACCCAAAGAAGAGGTGAACTCTGTACCGATAGGTAGAGACAATGAAGCAGGACCTGTAGTATGACCTACAATTGATAGTGATAGAATGGCAGACGATGCAGTACGTGACTTAGGAATGTAACCTAGTGACTCTGCATGTGATACAACCGATGATCGTAACTGTGCGGACCCAAGAAAGGATTCGTTAATCGCCATGTTGGCAACCAGACCATTGATATGTGTGTTGTGTGCCAATACATCTAGTATATTAGATAGACCACTTGCGGTAAAGTCGTAATCTTGAAATTCTGTTTGCTGTTCTAGATACGTTTGTAGTTGAGACTTTATCGAAAAGAAGTCTAACTCTGAATTTTGTATAGCCATTTATCTGGTCCTTGCAATGTTTAAATTCAACGTAACAACTTTTTGGGTATTCACCACTTCAAAAACTATAGTCACATCTAAGGAATTGCCGTCTGGATTTACCAAACTTCTAATGTTTTGTATCCTTGCTCTGGGTTCGAACTTCTCTAGGGCATAACTAATATTAGCACTAACGTCCTCTACTTCTAAATCTGTAGATAGACTGAAAAGAAGATCGTATAGGTTAGCACCATAATATGGTCTGTATGGAAGTTCTCCATGATTAGTCATAAGAAGATTCTTTACAGACTGCAATACCGCCGCGGCATCTGTCTTTTTATAGATGCCACCAGTAGGGGATGCTTCGAATGTACAGTCTATATCTGAATAGGTACGAGTAACCGAAGTCGTAATCGGAGTCTTCTGTAAATTACCATCCTGTATAGAAAAATTTCTTTTTGCCGAACCCATATCGATTATCCATCGTTATATACTTTTTCTACTATTTATACAGAAACTGAAGCCTTCTTATACAAGACCTTCAAGAAATTCCTGATATTCCTCTTCTGTCATATTATCAAAGTCGGGTATATCATCATCACTGAGACTGGGAAGAGTAACTTGCGGTCTATCATGTGACGCGAGTATGTCTCCCGTAAGGACAGGAGGCAACACTCCTAGTGCTGATAATTTGTCTAAACCTGGCAGTGGGATCTCTAATGGAAGTCCTATCAACTCAAGTACGTCACAGAAAGTGAGAGTGAGGAAGTCTAGAAGTTTACCTAGACCAATTGCATCAAGGAACTTCTTAATCTTCTTCAACCATATGTTGAACAGTTCCTTCATAGTGATAATCTTCCAGTCTCTAGCCGCAGTACATATCTGGTTTATCTTATCTTCGAGGCACTGCACCTTACCTTCGATCTCTCCACCCATGATATCTTGTATACTGATATCAAAAGGTGATGGTAAAGGTATTGACAATTCCATAATCTGTGATACAATATCACCCTGCAACTTTGCTAGTTGATCTTCGAGTTCTTTCTGTGCATCAAAGTTATTGATCTTGTCTTCTATCTCTGTTGCCTTGTCCTTGGCGTCCTGTTCTAAGTCAGCGATTTCCTGTTCTACATCAAAGTTCTGTAGTTTTTCTATATCGCCCGTGATACGGTCCATCTCTTCTTGATACTTTGCGACGACCTGATCTATAACTGCACGTACCCATGCTGCCATATCAAATGAGAGAGGGATAGGTAGATCGGGTAACCCTAATGCATCCCATATCTCCTTGAACATACCAATCAATTTATCTAATAGTTTGAAGAGCGACATTGTACACCACTCCATGATCTCATTCTTTATGTACGACCATGTAAGTTTTGCCTTCCACTCTGCACACTCTACACCGAACTCACCATCAAAGTAACGATACTGCTCAGGTACAAGTGCATACACTGCATCAATGATCTGTGACCTTTGGTCTTCCAGCTCATCCATTGCAGAGTTATATGCGTCCTCTTGTAACTTACCGGATTCAAAATCTTGTTGCAATGTTTCTAGTTTTGTGGTATACTCTTCAGTGATACCAGCAATTTGTTGTTTAAGTTCCTCTTGGTATTCTGGTTCCATGATGCGTAATGCATCAATAGTTAATCCTAGCACCGGAACGGAAAACGATACAGGAACAATCTTCGATATCATCTCCATCATCTTCACGGGAATGTAGATATGAAACTCTTGTACCAGTTCGGTGAATGCGTCCTCTGCCTCTTTCTCTAACTGCCGAACCTTACCCTTATCCCACCATGGCGTAAACAAGTCGGAGATAGTTTCAATAGTTTCTTCAATATCCTTGATTGTATCTTCTAACTCTGATATAATACCAAATGGATCTTCGCCATTCTCTAGTGCATCTATCTGTGCTTGAACCCGTGCACGTTCTTCTCCCACCTTCTCCTTCATCTCGTTCTCTAGATTCTGGATACGCTCGAGGGTTTCCCTAGTGTCCGTCTGCGCTTGGGTTTTCAGTTCTTCTATCTGCGCCTGTATGTCACTAGGTATCGCAGTGATCTGATTGAACATGTTGGTGAGGTCCGCCTTGGTTGGTAGACCTGAAGGTGGACATGGAAGAGCAATGGTTGTCATCCCAACTTAACCTTGTTCCCTGCGCGTACTGTAACGGTATCTGTACCTGTTACTGAGACATTCTTTGCAGACACCGTAGCCTTCTCTACTGCGTTAACCACAACATTCTCCCCTGCGATCGTAGCATTACCTACAACGGTAATAAGACAATTACCTTTCACGACAAGAGTATCGTCTACTTCAATGACGGTTATACGTGAACCATCTGGCTGTATCTCGTAATACGTATCCGATCTATGTTGTTCGCGGATACGTTCCTTGCCTTCAGTGTCGTCCCACTCTTTATAGTGACCACTATCTGTCTGATACACTTTGTTGTGTGGGTAGTTCTCTAGTGCCTTGGAGTTCGTGTCCCCTTCTTTAGGTACAGTACCAATCACCATAGGCAACTGAGAGTTCTGTCCGTCAAGGAATATACCGAACACCTGTGTACCCACGAGGATACCTAGGTTCTGTCCTTTACCTTCGTGGACACCATGAGTAATAGGTACAACTATCTGTGCCCAAGGTAGGTCTGCGTCATCGATCTCATCGTATACACCGTACACGTTGACCTTGACTCGACCCAACTGCAAAGGGTCATTCTCTATATCAACAACCCTGCCTAGGAACCAACGTGATTGGTCCCCATAAAATTCAATATAATCTTTAGGTATCATTCTACATCACCTTCTGATAATTTCAAGCATGATAAAGATGCAGTGTACTCTTCCCTATTAAAGGAATGCTTTGCTGCGAATATTAAGAAATCCCCTGACTTTCTATTGTCGTAAAAGTAATCAGTATCTTCGGGTGCTTGGTTGCGCATGAACCTGACCGCAATCTTTCGTCCGGTAGTCATATGTGCAGTGCCATCCAGAAAATCTACTCCGTTGACTATGATTGACAGTGGATTGTTTTTAATTAGATTGTCGATAGCACGATTAATAGTGTTTAACTTATAGTGACCTTTCGCACTTTGGTGGTACGATGATTCTTCATCATACGCATCCGTTGAACCTACCTGTGTTATTGTCCTAGACGGAAACTCATTGAATGACTTATTATCTACCTTGTACTCATCACTGTAATGGTACTTCGATTCTGGCATGATATCGATGACATCCTTCTGTACATCAAATACATAATGGTTCTTGAGTTCTTCGTCATCCTTCTTGGTAGGGTTCAAGTAATTGTACTCTGCACCAACTAACCCTTTCTTTATAAGAGATAGTAGGTTATCTGTATCAGAGAATTTGTATCCCTTGATAACTCTCCGGTGTGAAGGCATCAATGGATTACCAGTGGACATAAGTGCTTCACCATATGAGTATGGCATATCTGCATTAATGACGGGTGCTGATATAAGTGTCTTTAGGTCGACGAACATTAGTTCATCGTTTACTAGGGTAGATAGAAGGTAAAACGGGTACCCTTCTGTGGTACACGACATGTTCTTAATCCAACACATGGCTTCGATTGGTGTTAGGTTAGGTACAATCAACTTCATCTTCTTCTGTGTGTTATCAGTAGAAAGTAACTCTTTACCCAGAAAACTTGAAGAGATGCCTTTAAGGATTTCGGATGGGTTATCGGAGTATGACTTATTGACGTTTATCAGACTGGATATAAATCCGATGTCTTCTATCAGGTGCAACACAAAGAACTCAGAATTGTCATTTAGCTTGGTCGATGCTATGACGGTGTCTAGGTAGAATGTTTTGGAAACAGGTTCACTTTCATCTCGTGTGCTCTGTAATACTACCTCTACCTTCTCACCCCCACCGATGTTAGCACTCGCCATGACATCCTTATCATCTGCGAAAGTAATCGCAGCGGTTAGATAAGGTTTATCGATGTGTTCATAGATGTCTATGTTACTGACGTTAGCAGTGATATTGATAATCCGGTCACCGATTTTTTCGGACTGTATCGTGACGGACTGTATCGATACTGATTCAGCGGCATCTGTAGTTACGGAAGTCATTATGATTTAATCGCTTTCATGAATGCACTGACCACAGTATTAATTGAATCTGGTTTGACTACTCGAATTTGCTTTAAAGAATCATTCGTTTTTTCATATTCTTCCAAGAAGGTTGTTTTGATAACGTCTTGAGGTATAGGTTCGTATGGGTTGATGTCCACACGTTCACCGTTTTTTGTATAGTGATGTGCTGAGAGATGTTCTGCAACAACTGCATCGACCGTGAAGTCCGGAAACACCAAACCTTTATCAACGTCCTCTATCAACTCTCCTACCGCAAAGGTGCCGTCTGTCTCTACCGTCAGTTGTCCTAAGTCCAAATCCTTGTATACGATTGTACCCACCGCCTCACTAGTGAACCCCCTGATAACCGTTCCTACATTGAGGCGACTGGTCATATCAGCACGAAGGACTAGAGTAGTATTAGGATGGTTCTTCTTGGCAATCTTCACTAAATCCTTTTGGGACACTGGCCACCCCTGTTCCCTTAACTTAGGGTTCATTAGGTACAACACCCAATGTAACTGAGGATCATTGTACAGGGAGAATGCAACGTTATCAGCACGTTCACCATTTGCTATATAATAGTCTTGGTAGAACGATGTTGACAGTCTAACCTCATCCATCACTTCTGCGTATGCTGTTAGGTTGACTGCTACAGCGGACTCACCATTAAAGTTATAGTTGATCTTAGGAAATGATTTAAAATATGCCATTAGTAACCCTCAAAAATATCTTGCTTGTTCAATGTGGTCTCTTCAGTGAAGTTCAATGAGAGGTCGATTTCGACAGGTTCGCCATCACGATGGAATGCCATAGACGATGGGTTGAAGTTGGTAGTAATACTAGTTAGGTAACACGACTTTATCTTAGGTCCTATAGCGAAGGAGCTTCCGTTTTCATCAACATATTCTGTTTTGATAATGAATGGGTGTGGATACTTGAATCCAACACTGATATCAGCGCCACTATCATCACCCTTAAAGTTGATAGACTCCGGATAAGCATAGAATCGAAATCGTTTGATGATTGCACGTATCTCTGCTGCCTCTTTAGAGTTCTTTGCAATGAACTTGAATTGGAAGGCAAACTGTCGTACCGCAACACCACGGAATAAGGTACGAATGTTAGGGTCAGCGGTTACACGTAATGCCGCAGCTGCTCCGTCCCCTACTTCGGTAGGTCCACGTTTTGCTAGTTTAGCAAGACCTAGTTTTCCTAAACTGTTTGCTCCTGTCTGACTAGTACCCTTGAATAGGTCAATAAAGTCTCCAAGTGCATTACCAAGTATATCCCCTGCACCACCATTCGCACCCTCTAGTGCGCTATCCAAGAGTGCACCTGCCGAACCTAGACTAGGACTATCATAAGTAAGGGTGTCCGTGGATCCGAATGAAATAGGTAGATAGACCGATATCTTCTTGGTAGTTAATGGCATATTAACACCAGGCGATATAGTAAGAGGTTTATTATCACCATCAGCAGTAGGTGGATCGGTTTCCTTTGTACCAGAGTCTTCATTCTCTCCAGTGTTTTCTGTCGGAGCATCTTTCTTCGGTGCAACGTCCTCGCCTTTGGTAATGGACACCACGCCCTTTCCAAAAGCTTTGAGAACATCTCCTAATGATTGACTTCCGTCCAGCTTAGGACCTGTGATCAACTGAGGGACAAAAGTAACCTTTGCTCCATATCTGTTAGTATCGGATATAGGATACACCAAAGGTTTGTGTGCAGTACCATCGTCGGACGCCTTAGAATCGGTCTTAGACGTTTTGATAGTAGATATCTGCTCTGCCGGAGTCGCTGGGTCACTTATTGTGTTTTCTTCATCTGCCATGGTCTGTAACCTATGTTTATAAATACTTTGATACTATTTATACAGAAACGATGAAGATATAAAATGAATCTAGTAGACGACAGTAAGTTCCTGACCGAAGGTTGGTCATATGATGAAGGGCACGTATTGCCTGACGCTACTAGTTGTAGAATCATCCATATCATATTGAAGATGACACGTTCTAGAAACGTGTTGGAAATAGGGTTCAATTATGGACACAGCGCATTCACGTTTCTAAATGTAGATACCAATGTCAAGTATCATTCGGTAGACATAGGGCAACACGAGTACACCTTGGTGAATGCTAATAAGCTCAAAGAAATGTATCCTGATAGGTTCGTGTTCAGTCACATGAGTTCTCACGATTTGGAACCACGTACCCTCGACCTATACGATATGGTGTTCGTTGATGGTGACCATAGCATCGAAGGTATGTCAAAGGACTTGAACCTATGCAACGAAGCAAGGGTCGAGTACATTCTATTTGATGATTACGTCAGTAGTCTATCGATGGACGAAAGAGTAGAGTCGCCGAACCCCAAGAGATTGATACATCATTACCTGTCCAAACCAGACTTTCCTTACAAGAAAGTACATGATTTCGCTTATCCTTCTAGTGACAGGGTCAACCACATGGTGTTATTAAAACGTGAAGACATATAAAGGACGGTACAAACCAAAGAACCCAGCCAAGTATGCTGGGGATGTAGACAATGTCGTCTACCGTTCGGGTTGGGAACGACATGTTATGAAATGGTGTGACGACAGTCTGGACGTGGTACAATGGATGTCCGAAGAGTTGGTCATCCCTTACATCTGTGAGACTGATAAGAAGCCACATCGATACTTCATGGACTTCGTCATCAAGTACAAGTCTGGACGTGTTGTACTGGTCGAGGTCAAACCCCACAAGCAGACCCTACGTCCTGAACGCAAGCAGGGAAAGTCCCGTCACACTCTATTGAATGAGGGTATGACCTACATCAAGAACCAATCCAAGTGGAAGGCAGCATCCGAATATGCGAAGGATAGAGGGTACCACTTTGAGATCTGGACAGAGAACGAACTCACCGCTATGGGTATCATGCCCAAGTCTACCCAACGTATGCGTACCAAGAAACCGTTAAAGAAATTACCCCCCTTTCGTAGTAAAAAGAAGAGCCGTTGATTAATCAACAAATAAAGAGTTGACTAGTCAACAAAATAACGTATAAATAGAAGTAAGAATTTTAACGGATACTTCGATGTCTAACATATTCCAAAGATTAGAACTACAAGCGTTCCGTGCCGGTATTACACCGCGCACGAAAGAGTCCCGTGATTGGTTTCGTAAAAAGATCAAGAACATGCGTAGTATCAAACGTGAATCATTGATGAAAGAAGACCCGTTGAAGCAAACGAGTAAAGAGATCGTCGGTGGTATGTACATGTTCTTCTACGATCCTAAACATAAGGATACGCTACCGTACTATGATACATTTCCATTGGTCATTGTAGTGGGTCCAGCAGAAGGTGGGTTCTATGGGTTGAACCTACATTATCTACCTCCTATCCTACGTGCTAAGATGCTGGACGCATTGATGGACATTACATCGAATACTAAATTCAACGACTCTACACGATTCAAGATGTCGTATGAGTTGTTGGTCAAGTCAAGTAAGTTGAAGTACTTTCAACCATGTTTCAAGCACTACCTGAACGAACACGTGCAGAGTAAGTTTTCTATGGTACCGGCACCGGAATGGGAGATTGCTACCTTCTTACCGACCGCAGACTTCCGTAAGGCAAACTCTAAGAAAGTATACTACGACTCCAAGAAAATGATAGGCGATTAATCGATGGCGGGAATAGAAGATTTAAAAAGTAAACTTATATCTAAGAATGGTATGGCGATGTCCAACCAGTATTCTGTAGAAATGCCCTCAGAGGTAGGAAATTCAGACCTTGGTGGTGTTGTGACTAAACTCAAAGGAATGTCGAGTAGTACTGCTAACCTATTGTGCAAAAGTGTATCGATGCCTGGTAAACAGATTGCTACCTTAGATCGACAGATGGGTATCTTTAATGAGAAGATAGTTAACGGGTTCATAGTAGACGATGTCACAATGACCTTCTATGCATTGAACGACTATGGTGTAAAAAAGTATTTCGACTCATGGCGTTCTGCTATGGTAGGTGAGTACACTGTACCTAAAGAAGAACCAGCCGAAGAGGAAGAGGGAGAACCTAAACCTCCTAAACCAACTCCTCTACCCAAGGGTACTGTTGGATACAAAGACGATTACGTTGCTCCGATAAAGATACATCAACTGAGAAAACCTATAGCAAGAGTCGGGTTCGATATAGGACCTTTCAGTATAGACTTCGACCTATTGGGAGCATCTATTTACAGCGTAGAGTTGATAGACGCATTTCCAACAACAATTACTAGCATCGAACTGACCAATGAAGCGGACGGGTTGGTAGAAGTTAGTGTAACATTCTCCTATACCAATTGGAGAGTCATCAAAGATGAACGAGGATTAGGAGAATTTAAACTGAGTTTGGGTTCAATATTTTAAATTATAGGATTACATAATGGCATTACCTAAGTTAAACGCATCACCAACATATGAATTAAACGTACCATCTACAGGACAACTAGTTACTTTCAGACCCTTCCTAGTGAAGGAACAAAAGAATCTATTGATTGCAATAGAGACACAAGAGAGGCGCGACATGATGCGAGCCATTGTGAGAACTATTGAGTCCTGTGTAGAAGAGACAATGAAGGACCTGACTATTTTCGATGTGGACTATATGTTCACTAAGATACGTGCAAAGTCTGTCGGGGAAACTGCAACACTGATTATTCCATGTGAAGAATGTAATCAAGGTTCCGAAGTACCGATAGAACTAGAAAGGATTATGCTACAGGGAGAAGTGGTTGATAATAAGCTTATTGAGTTGACAGACGATATTTCTGTACAGATGAGATACCCGACCTATGCGGACTTTATGGACAATGATAAGTTGTTTCAAGATACTTCTTTGACTGAGACTATTTTGGAAATGGTGATGACTTGTATAGCATCAATCAACACCTTAGAAGAGAAGTTCTCTACAAAGGATGAACCACGAGAAGAACTAGTCAACTTTGTAGAATCTATGTCAGCCGAACAGTTTGAAAAGGTGACAGAGTTTGTGAACGGAATACCGACAATAAAACAAGAAGCGGACTTTGTATGTGACCATTGCGGTCATCACAACGATCGTATACTAAAAGGAATGGATGATTTTTTTTAATAAATCTCTCCCATGATAACTTGGCAAACTACTATCAAGTTAACTTCCAACTAATGAACAATTACAGTTACTCATTAGATGAAGTGGAAAGTATGTTGCCTTGGGAGAGAGAGATTTACTTGAGTATGTTAATCGATGATATTAAAGAAAAAAACGAGAGAGCAAAACAACAACAAGGTTAAACCATGGCACTTTCAACACTAGCAGATACTTTAAGATCACAAAACACGCAACTGGTCAACATCAATGATGGTATCAGTAGTATTGATGCATCTTTCTCTAAATGGTTTGTTGCACAAGAACAGGCAAGACTAGAAGACCTAGAACGCGAACGAGATAACGCCGCGGCATCTGGGGGTGGTGGTTCTGGTGGTGGTCGAACCGGATCCGGTGGTTCTGGTGGCGGAGGCGGTGGTGGTGCTGGAGGCATGTTTGCTGGAATAGGTGCTGCATTAGGTTTGGGTAGACTGAGTGGGGGTCTTGCTAAAGCAGGTATCTTCGGTCTTACTCAGATGATGTCCGAAACTCTAGGTACTGCTGTCGCAGAAATGACTGGGGATAATGAACTAGGTGCCGCAGCCGCGAATGCTGCTAAGTTCGGTGGTATAGGTGCATTGTTCGGAAAGAGATTCGCAGTACTGGGTGCAGTCGCGGGAGCGTTTGCTACTCCAGAAAACATAGAAATGTTAGGGGAAATTGGAGATACTTTAGGACAGAGAGGAAAAGAAGTAAAGGATGCACTCGCTGGATTGAATATAGCATTACCATCTTTGTCAGATGTTTACAAAACACTTGCGGACGGTAGTCATGAAATACTAAGTGGAGTTAATTCATTACTCAAGGGTGACGTTCAAGGTATGGCTGAAAACGTAACTGGTTTTGCAGCGGTCGGTGGTATTGCTAATGCAGCGAACTTGAAATTGAACAAGAAACTGAATGCAGGGAAACCTCCTACGCCTACCAACCCAGCATCATCTATGACTAAACAGGAAAGAATAACCGCGAACAATAAGACTGCATCTAACCTGAGTAAAAAGAAATTAAAAGCACTTGCAGATAAGGGAATTACTGTAGACAAGGGTGGAATGAAACAGAACGGAAAGTTCATGTCCGCTGATAAGATGGATGATGCATTGAAAAGTGTTAAGGCGCCTACTTCGGGTCAAGCAAAAGGTTTGGCAGCCGCAATGGCGAAATACAAGAACTTTGGTAAGTTCATGAAATTACCTATAGTAGGTCAACTTGCATCTGTCGGTACCATTGGATTAGTATTAGCAAACGATGACTTGTCTGCCTCAGAAAAAGCAGCAGAAATCGCTGGAGCATTGGGTGGTATCGGTGGTGGTACTCTTGGTGCACTTGCAGGAGCAACACTAGGTACTACTGTCGGGGGACCCTTCGGTACTGTTGCTGGCGGATTAGTCGGTGGTATACTGGGTGGTTTCTCAGGGGATTACTTAGCGAAAAACATTGCAGAGTGGATGATAGGTGGTGGCGGTGAACTAATAGACACCATGAAAGAAATTACTACAATGGGTGGTGGCGGTGCTGCTACTGCTGTTGGTGGTAGTAGTGGTGTAACTGGTGCACCGCCTGCAATGAAGATGCCAACCGCAACTGGTGCGCAGATTAAAGACGGTACTACACAATCACAGGCACTCGCTGGACTGGGTGGTGGCGGGACAACCGTAGTTGCTCCATCGTCATCTAATGTTTCCAATACAAGTAGTAACACAAGTCTAGTATCAGGTGCAGTCATGTCATACGATAGTTACGACCCACTATCAGGCACCAGAGCCTCATAAAAAAAAGGGGGACCGAAGTCCCCCCAAATCTATCAACTGTAATATATCTTACTCTTCGGCAGCCATCTGCGCGAAGTATGATAGTGTGTCATCCGCAGCTGCGACAGCAGCAACCGGAGCAGGAGCAGCTGCAACAATAGTAGGTTCAGAAGAAGTGTCCCACGGTGGAGCCTCTTCCGCACTTGCAAGTGCTTCGTTCTTCAAAGTTGAACCGGCACCAGTCGCAAGACCTAGTACTGTCTCTAACTTCTGCTTCAACTCATCGTAAGACTTGAACCACTTTGCATCGTGTGCATTCGGATAGTCTGGTACTATGAATTCGTTCAAGTCATACAGTGTATTGTACACTGCTTCAAGTTGAGTCTCATCAGCACCCAAGAACTGAGAAGGTGACTTAAAGTCTGACTTATCATAGTTACGGTATCCCGCAACGTTACGAATCTTCAGTTCGAAGTCCGCACCGCCCCAGAAATCAAAAGGATTGACCGGAGTCTCGCCTGGGAATTCTGGTTGCATCTGGTCCATGATCTTATCAAAGATCTTCTTACCGAACTCGTAGATGAATGACTTGCCATTGTTGGCAGGGTTTGCAGGGTCGTTAATAACTTGAATGTTAGTAACGTAGTGTAGACGACGCTTCTGGCGACGTGCAGTTTCTTTGTCTTCTTCGATGCCTGAGTTCCACAGACGTGAGTTCAACTCACCTAATGGATCGTTCTGACCTAGGGTCGTTAGTGAACGCTCGATGTACCACTGTCCGGTTGGACCCTTGAATGCGTGATCCCAGTAGCGAACCCACGGTAGGTCTTGACCTTCAGTAGCAGGAAGAAAACGAATCACGGCGTAACCATTACCTTGTTCATCAACGGTAGGTTTCCACTTGCGATCGTCTTGGTATTTGTTGGTGTTAGATGCTTGACCGGATGCTTCGGTAGCAGCGGTGACAAGCTTAGAGATGTCCATAGACTTGGACTTTAGATTTGCAAAAGACATAATATTTCCTTAAATATAAACTTAAATATAAACAATGTATGAGATTACCCATAAGGGCATAACTATTTATACGTCTAGCGTGTTCTGCTTTGGCAGAAAATTCAACTGACGTGCTTCACTCTCAAGATGTTCGACGATAGTTGGAGACAAGTACTTCTTGATGTCTTCCAGCTCTAATCCGTTCTTCTCACAGAGATGTACAATGGAATCCATGTACGACATTCTGTTTTGAAATACGAAACTTTCGATCATCGCAGAGAATGATTTCTTGGTTAGGAACTTCTCTTCAGTTTTCTCATCCATTGATTACCTCAATCGCTCTGACATTATCAACGCGGAATGACCGCCATGATTGCTTGTCGATTGCGAATGCGCGAATCACAGATTTGTTAACTGAGAAGTCGTCCACTACTGCAACTTTGGATTCAGACAATTCAGGCATATAGTCAGTTTGGAGAGTACAAGGCATAACGCGTTCCTCACCATTGACTTTACTAAAAGTCACCTGAAGGACATTGTCCCGTAGTTGACTAACGATACTATCATAATTAAACATTGACTCCTCCTTAGAATCGTTCAAATTCAGCGTCCTCCGCTGTTGCTTCTTCTTCAGACGCCTCTGAGTGTACTGCTTCAAGAAACTCTTCGCTACCATCTAGTACCGCAATGGTGTGTTCGAATGCTTCAAGTGTAGCGAGAACGTTCTTACGCGTCTCATCCTCTTCATCTAGACTCGCATAATCTTTACCAAAAGATTCTAGAGTATCTAGATAAACGCAACGCAAAAACTCACGTGAGATGAGCTCTACATCGTTACGGGTATATTGACCTAAATCAATTAGGTTCTCAGGCATTGGTGTGGACATTAATTCCATTCCTCGTTGTGGGTTGATTGACGGACATCGGAGAAGAGATTGTTAACGAACTTATCTTCATCTCCCCAGCGTACATCGGATTTATAGTCTTGACGATCAAGACCTACTACTTCGTTCGCTAGACGTTGGTTTGACTTGCGAACCTTACTACGCTTCTGGATCTTGAGTGCTGCCGCACGAACCATTGCGTAACGTACTTCTTTACTTACTGCCATAATTATACCTTATATGTAGGGGGTTGTCAAGTGGCTAGAATCCATTATTTGGATACAGTTCATCTTTGGTTAACTGACCGCGTTTCTTCGACTCCTTCTTACGGTCGACGTGGGTAGAGGCGCGATTGAATCGCCCCGCATACTTCGCGACCGGATTCGACCGCTTGGTAGATTTCTTCTTCATTGTCATATGCCTCGTTTTCCCATGGCTGATCACAGTACTTCATATTCTCATACTCTTGACCATCGAATATCCATTTATAAGACATCACACCTTCATTCAGAGTTAGTCCAGTATGAATCAATCGACCACTTAGTATCTGTACTGCATGAATCATCTCATGGGCAATGTTGATTTTCATTTGTTTCTCATCGACCCGTTTGCCTTCGAAGTACTCAGCGATAGAGATATCAACTTGATCCTCATCGCCGTCAACTAGTCCAGCGAACGTACCTAGCTCTTCTACAAACTCAAGTTCAACATAGCCGGGTAGATTAGATATCCCTAGGAACTCTGCCACCTTGTGAACATAGGTGGACATCTCATAACTAGGGGACTCAGAAATATCAACATTGACCGCATACTTCATATTAGTTATCCGACCTAATACCAGCATCATAGTTGTCATCGCTGTCGTAATCGAACAGAGTAGACCAGACACGAAGTTTGAACAACTTTTCTGTTCTCGCCTCCTCAACAGCAGTGTACGACACTACTTCCCATTGTTGTAACAACTCAATCATGCAAACAAGGTCGCCGACCTCTTTAGCAAGTAGAGACAGGTTGTGTTGATCCTGACCGAACCGCTTTACCTTCGACACTCTTTGAATGACCTCGGCACATTCTTCTTGCAGAATGGTGAGCAGTTCGGTACAGCTATCGTTATGTCGTAACATTAAAACTCCACTCGATCATGGAAAGGAACCGCACCGGAGAACTCAGCTCCAGTAATCTCACGAACTTTGTTTCTAAAACGACTGTCAGAAGTAGCGACGAACGTACCACCCATCATCGGACGTTCTTCACATAGATAGGTTGGACGTACGAAACAGGTGCCGCGAGCGTAACCATCGACCAACTCAACCGCAGGGCGACCCACGGTTGGTTCGAAAGGACCTTCGACGTTCACTATAGTCACTTCAGTGAATCGTGAACTCATACCACCAGCAGAAGAGTCGCGGTTATCTGCTCGATAAATGTTTGCAATTATACCCATATCAGTATTCCTAGTGAAAGGTTGCTTGTTGAAACTCTAGTTCTTGTTCGATGAGACTCATCATCTCATCGTTGTTAAGACCTATAGCAGACAATGTTTCTATTGCGGTGTTAGAGTCGATAACATCATCAAGAAAAGAATCTATGACATCACGAACCGCCTCACCAATCTCGCCAGTGGCGAACCACGCTACAGTACTCATGACTTAGCCTTAACAACTTTATTGTTTTTGAACTCAGTACCAACTGGACCGACCAACTTACCGACCAACCAGAAGTCTTCTGCTTGCAATTTAGAAACGTCGTTAGAGTAACCTTCTTGAACGAAGTCTGGACCTAACTCGTTGTAGTTGTTAAGGAAATGAACAGCAGCTTCGACAGTGTCGAAAGTCTGTGCATGGTGATTGTTTGACATTTTGGGTTTTGCGTAGAACATAATTTAAATCTCTCTCTTCATTAGTTTATGTAGCCATTGTACCTGTTTTTGAAACATTTGTCAAGGGCTTTGCTTAATTTTTTTTAGCAATTGCATGTAAATATTCACGTTTCAGAAACCACTTGTATTTTGCAAAGTAATCCTTTGCCTTGTAGTCTGGACGTTTACCTGTGTAGAGTTCAACCTCATCACAGTGCTCGAACCACATTAGATTACACCAACGTCTAAAAGTCATATTATGCCACCAACTGATAAGGTTTGTTGAACTGCCCGACGTTGATGTCGATGTAGTGACTTCTGAAGAAGTAGTCAGTCGCGCTGTCGTCTTCACAGAAGAAGTCAGGCCCTTCCATAGCAGCCTTTAACTCAGTTAAGAACGCAACAACTTCTTCGTTGTCGTAGTTTTCAGCAATCCAGTACGGATTGACCTGAACGTAGTCACGAGGACCGTACTCACTGACAGGTAACGCTCCGATGATATCGAGAGCACCACTCTTAATGTTACACACCAAACTGCTGTGATGACGAATGGCAAGAGTGCCTTTCATGTTGTACTTCTTGAGGACCGCTTTGATCGCGGGGGTTAATTTCTTTTTATCTTCTTGACTTACATATGCCATAACAAATTTCTCTCTCATTAATTTATGTAGCTATTATAACAAATTCTGAATAATAGTCAACACTTTTTTAGCTATTTCTTAGACCGATTTGATATAAGGGTATTCCAAAAAGTTCTTAACCAACCACCCTCTTCCCACATCAATGGTATGCGCTCTCCCAGTTCTTTCTCTTCTTCCATGTGTAGGTTGACGTATAACAGCAAAGCGAGGAACCCAAACAAACCAAAACCGATTATGTCGTAAACCAGTTCCATTACTTCACCCACACATGGTTGTATTTCGTAGGAAGAACTTCACACGTGTAGCTATCGTTCTCAGCATAGTTGATAACCTTGACACACTCTCCAGTCATATTGCTAACATGAACATCGGGCATATCAATAACAGCAGTACAATAAACAAGGGCAAGGGATACAGCAACAAGACTAAAAACAGTTTCAGACAAACCTTTCATATTAACTCCTTATGCGACAATTTTTATAGGGGCACGGTCAACTGCTTTCAACCATGCTTCAGGTGATTTGATGATAGGTCTGGAAACTCGTAACTTTTTTTCACGGAAACATTTCTTCAATGCCTTAGCTTCCTCTCGACCTAGAAATCTTGAGACCAATCGAATCAGACACTCACGGAATCGATAGTCATGTTTACTGAACCCAGCAGCATGTGCGAGTTCATGTAAGACAACATACTTGTTCATGCCACTATCACTCAATCGAATGAGATCACCATAACAGACACCTGACAAAGAGTTTGATCTCATCTGTTCGATCTGGATAGTCTTACATGCAGATCTCAGTCCAATCGCTGGATCATTTTTATGATTGAAATTCTCCCACAATTTAGATTTTAGTACACGTTTTGCAAACGACTGACATTCTTTCAATGTGAGTTCTTTTGTTACGTGAGGGTAGTTGGCTTCGAATTTCCATTCTGCATTATAAGTCTTGCTCCTCTCAGAATCTTTCCATCCATGAGCATTCTTTCGAACTACATACTGATAATACTTGTATGCGATTTCTTCATCCATCACTTTGATAGCATCAGTGTAGTAGTGACGGTATTTTTCATGCCAAACTCGATAACCCATAAATCTCTCTCTAAATTATATCAAAGGACATTGTGTGCATTATGCGTCTTCCCTTCGAGGAAGTTACACTTTTATCACCCGACCACATGTCTATAACGTGGCCACATGTAGTCACCATCTCATCTTCATTAGACGTTAAGATTTCGAAGTCTCTAACTATCTCTTGATTAGTGGTAATCGTTAATCCAATGCATCTGATCTTCATTTCTCTTCCTTCTTTGACTTTATGTAGCTATTATACCACAGTGAGTATTAGAGTCAAGGGCCTATGTGACCTTTTTTCTCTTAGAAGGCGTCTTTTTCTTGACCGGAGTTTTCTTTTTGGTCACGGCAGGTTTTTTGGCTGCGACAGTTTTACGCGGCTTCCTTTTGGGTTTGACCGCAGTTTTCTTCGGCATCACAAATTCTTTTCGAAGGAACTCATTAACAGAAAGACCGCAGTTTCTCAACTCCTTTTGGAAACGAGTGATATCTTCCATCCACCACCCGTGTGGAGTTTCTAAGAACTGACCGTAGTGGTCCATGATTTCATTAGCGAGTCGGTTGCACTCTTCGGTGTCCTTGTCGTAAAGGTACCGGACCTTTCGGTCATAATTCAGTTTAACGATCTTAGGCATTGTCTCTCCCTAGATTAGTTTGTAGACTTTCTTCATGGTGTACTCGCGAGCAGACGCAAACGGTGCCTCGAACCAATCTGAGGAACCCATCACTTGAGGAGCAATACCATACTTCAAATATGCATTGACCAACTCAGCAACGTTGTTCGATTCGCACACAGGGCGCATCTCGTGTTCATCGTAAAGACGAATCTCAGAACCGTCTTCAGTACAAGAAATATAATCTATCATGCTACTTCTCCAAAAAATATACCAATGGGTGAACCGTTAGGACTACGGTATCCGATCTCATGAATATCATCAACTCGAACCTCTTCACGGTAACCGTCTTCCCATTTTATTTCGACACTGTCGCGACCAACTTGACGATCGATTAGACCGTGTGCGATGGGGTACATGGCACCCCAGTTACCTTCGACTTTCTGACCGATTAAATTCATGCGGCTTCTCCTATAAATGCATAGCGAGGGTTCTTACAAAACATTCCGACTTCGTCGAAACCCATCAAACAAAAACCGTCTAAAGGATCGGTACCTGCCTCATACTCGACCAGTTCGAAACCGGCACGGAAAGTTTTAACGTCTTTGATGTCTACTGGGATAACTGTCATGGCGACATCGTACTCTTCCTGTGTTAGGAAGGTAGCGTCTTCGTTGGTTTCTGTGTTGTCTGTCCAGTTCTCATTAGTCATAATCAAATCTCTCTTCATTAATTTATGTAGCTATTATAGCATATTAAGAGATAAAACGCAAGGGCGTTAGCCAAAATAAATGGCTTATTTTTAGAACTTTTTGGCATAAGGATATAACTTTTTCGTATAAGGGACGAAAAAAAGAGGGGAGTCGTCCACGTACCTATCAGTCGGAATCTTCGAAAGACGGTCTCCCCTTTAAAACTATGCTTCTTTATCAATGTCCCACTTAACGACTGGCTTACCGCGCATGTACGCAATGAGGGATTCACGTCGTTTAAAGTCTTCTAGCCATGGAGCGTTAGTTCTTTCCGCATCCAAGAACACGCCATTGGTTATGACCACGGGTACAAGTATTGACATGTGGACAATGATGCTCACCGGAATACTGTAACCAAACCATCCGAAGTAAAACATGGCAATAAGACCGAAGAACGCACTCCACATAGTAAACAACACTATCATGAGGTAAGATTGCAGAACAGGTTCATTGATGAACCTAAGTGGATTGAAACGGAGATCCATGATGGACCGCCAACTTGTAACTACAAAGTTTAGAAATTTAATCATAACAGTTTCCTATATTAAGTTATTCCAGTACCGCCACACATGTAGCAGTCTTCGTCCTCGTAATCGTCATACCCATAACCCGAACACTCTTGACATGTCTCATCGAGATCTTCATCGGAGTAGTCGAACATGTCTTCGGCGTTTTCCATCACCATCAACTGAGGATTGAAAGTGACCATCTTGGTGGTCATCTCCACAATGCGATCTATGGCAACATGGAAAAAGTCGTTCTCATACTTACCTTCATAGAGTCGACCCGTCGTGTAGGGTAGGACGCACTCAAACAACTCCTTATCGATCGCGCTTTTCTCGCGTAGGAACTTTAGGGCACCGGACGTATTGTTACCCATACCGTTGTTGTAGAAGTCGTATTGCAGACGACCGGCCGAGCGGATCATCTCACCAGCGACAGTGTCACACTTGCCTTCGTTAGGTACCAACTCTGCAAAGATTCGATCAAAAGTATTACTCATAATAAATTCCTTAGTAGACGTAGGGTTCGACTGGGTGACCAGCCGCGAGCATCATTCCAGAATAAATGAAACCCCAAATCACAACTTGACCAAAAACAAACTCAGTTAACTGACTCATTACGCATACTCCTCTTGATACTCATCGTAAGTCAAGTACATGTCAGTGGTAGGATTAAGGTAGGCACCTTCACGTGCATCATAATACAAAGCACGTTGACCATCATAAAAGAATGGACCTTCAAGACCTTCACGTTCAACGTACTGAGCGCGAAACTCTGGAGTGATGTTTAAAACTCGATAACCCATAAAAACCTCTTTCAACTCGACTTTATGTAGCTATTGTACCACATGTTTCTACAACATGTCAAGGCATTATGCTAAATTATTTAAATTATTTTATGGCGATGGCACCCACAAAGAGATGGTTCTGCCAGAAGGGTTGAATCTTGGTGGCACAGAATCCCGCAGTCATGCAGAGTGAATGTAGATCATTCCAAGTTGAACACTTCATCATAGAACGGAGTTCACGTTCCTTAGATAACAAGTCTTCTGCTTCGAAGTTTTTAGACTTGTGATCATAGAACTGAAACGTCATGATTTCTTGGAGACGAGCATCTCTCGCCATAGTCTTCTCTGCAAATATGAATGCACCACCTGTGTTTAAACCAGCATATATCTTCTTCACTAAGTCACGTCGCGAACGTGGTGGCATGAACTGTAGAGTGAATAGAGAGGTGACGAGAGAACAGTTAGCGAACGTTGCGTTACGCACATCCATATTATGGAAGTCTACATCACCCAGACCCTCATTATCAATCTGCTTGTGGCGAGAGTTCATGTTGTCAACAAATCCTTCCGCATACTCGATACCTGAGTAGTGCGCCAGAGGTGCGAATCGATTGTTCTGTTTCATCATCTCATAGATGGTCTTGCCCGTCGAACAACCGATGTCGACAACGTCAGTTAGATCCTCGACAAAGTATTCGGATAACTTTATGACATCGTGATGTAGATTGCTGTACCCGCGAATAGAGTTCTCGATGTGATTATCGAATCCTTCCTCACGGTGGGCAAAACTAAAGTCTGGTTTGTTATAACTCTCTCTATCTTTCATTGTACACCTTCAATACGTTCTCATAGACTGACTCAGCAATCTGTTTCATCATCAATGGTGGAACCATACGACCGATACGCTCTGCCTTCTGATTCCATTTACCCGTCAGTTTAAAGTCATCGGGAAGTGACATTATACGCTTTAATTCCCCTAGTGTCAACTTGCGAGACTCAGACCAATGAAATGCACCAGCGGTTGTATCCCCGTTACCCATTGCAGTCAATGTAGGTGCAGGCGCCTCTAGAGACACACGCTTGAGGTTGAAGTGATGACCCTTGGGATGATAATCACCACCAGTCAAAACTTTATCGGGGAACGTTGGCATTAGAGATCCAGTGTCTTTCCAGTACGCGGTTCTCTCAAACTTCTCCGTCAGATACTTAACTTCTTCTTCGTCATACTCCAGATCGACTAAAGCATCCTTGAGTGGTATGGCGGTTCTTGCTGGTTCTGGAAACAAGTGATTCATGGTCAAGAAGTTTAGTCCCACTTCATCCGCAACGTCTTGGCGTACTGCAATAAAGATGACACGACTACGCGTCTGGGATACACCATAGTAGCGAGAGTCCATGACTTCGGATACCACTTCATACCCAATGTTCTCGAACTCATTGAGGATACGATTGTAGTACTCTTTTGCCTCACCGATCGTGAGACCTTTAACATTCTCTGCAACGATGACTTTGGGTTGAATCTCGTTTGCCACACGTAGGAACTCAAAGAACAGATCTTCGATGTTCTCTACAATCTTACCATCGCTGTAGGACTTAGTCTGTCCCCACCCGTCAGAGTGTTTACCGTCAGATGAATGAGACAGTTTACCCGCGACAGAGAATGCAGAGCATGGAGGCGAACCGTCGAGGATATCCAACTCACCCTTCTCAAGACCAACAAGGTCCAGAAAGTCTTGACCTGTTAGTTCTTTGATGTCGTTCGGGACGATAGGTGTGTCGGGATAGTTTTCTTTGTAGGTGACTCGTGCCTCTTCTACAAACTCATTGATGGCGAGAATGTCCGCACCCGCAAGGCGGTAACCTGTAGAAGATCCACCGCCCCCCGCGAACGTAGAAACGACTTTGAACTTTTTCTGGGATGCCGCGTCATAGACATCTTGTAAATTGTACGGGTTATAACTCATAATATACCTTCATTTATTAACAGACATTATACAGTATATAGCATTGTCTGTCAAGTGATAAAATCAGATAGGTCGGACACAAAGGTTTGTTGATAGTGATCGCGACATAGGTCCATGACCCTGTTCCGACGTTTCCAGTTGATCTGGGTATCGAGCAACAATGACTCGAACAGTTTGTCTATTTGAGAACCCAACTGTAAATTGATGTGAGGTTTTACATTACCAAAGAGTTTTTCGATCTCGTACTCTTCGCGTATGATGTTCTTCTGGTGTGGCGTGTTCAGTTCTTGCCATGAGAACTGCATAAGATAGTCACGGACTCGTTGGTCACCCCACGGAGCAATATGGATCTTACCGTACATCTCCGCAACTTTGTTGTGGGTCGCAATACCAGCACAGTGTCCATTGAGATACGCTTCACGGAACTCATTCCAGTTGACGCGTTTGTCTCCACTCTCTTTACACCACTTCACATAGTTACGCTTCTTTTTAAAAGAAGAGTACCGTTGGGTTGCTTTACGAGACGCACCAAAGTATGCATCTGCGACCCATCCAGTGACCGAATACTTTTCGACCATGGCGTCATAAACATAAAGAAAAGGATATGCGGCTGCCTCGAACTCAGACTTTTTACGACAACCTAGTTCGACCAGTCGTTGGAAGTCTTGTTTGATGTTTGCGGTTGGTATGATGACCGGAGTGAATTCCCACCCCATAGTATCTGCTACGTCACGTGCCTTGACAAAGTCATAGGACTCATGATTGTCCAGAGTGAAACTGTATGCGTGGACCTTGCGTCCAGCATCCTGTGCGCTGATACCTACAGATATAGAATCGACACCGCCGGACAGTAGTAGTCCGACAGTGTCGTCTGTTACGTGAGTATCGATGTGATCAGTAATAAAGTCTCGTATCATGCATCTACTTATGCGGCGACTTCAAGTAACGTTTCACGTTCTGCGCGAAAGGACAGGTACTCATCAAAAGTGTACTTGTTAGACTTCTCATTGTTACATGAACCGCATAATATACGCAAGTTATCGGGAGTAGTAACACCACCCACATCGACTCCCCAAGAGTGAGGGATATCGTGGTCACCTTGAACTTCGTTTGCCTCTAAAGGAACTGAACAAGATTCGCACTGACGATTGACTTCAACATAACGATTGTGGATATCTTGGTCACTGAACGTACGGAGACCATCTAATACCACAATACCGAACTCTTCGTAACGACCAGCAAATCGTGTCATCATCTGAGAGATTGTGAATCGTGTCTTACTCAAGTGATTGTGCACACCCAAGTACTTACTGAATGCAGCAGAAATAGTCCACTCATCGCTGCTGTCCTTGATCCACGCACCCAAGGTGTTGTCGCTCTTGATTTCCTCCAACATGTAAACCCACGCACGGGCGAATGCCTTTGGATCTCTCACCACAAAGTTTTTTTGCTCTGATCGCAAAGCAGTGTCAATACTCATCAAGAATCGGGTGAGCGCAGTGAAGCTACCTTCGTTACGCTTTGCAGCCTTGATCTTAGTCGATGGATACTCATCGTAAATACTTGCGATAATATCTAACATCTTTATACTCGACTTGAGTGCATTCTCAAACACGCGCTTCTCGCGGACGGTATACTTACCTGAATCGATAATAGAACCTTGCTCAAACATTTCATCAAGCTCATCGTCGCCACACGCAGCTGCGGCATCACCGTTAATGTTCATCTTCAACAAGCGAGAGGTCACAATGTCATACTTCAAGCGACCCGGCGCGAAACCAATGAATTTCGAATCAAGAAACAATCGATGTGGAACAGTGTCTTGCTCATCGATTAGGCGCGATGTGTTACGAACCGCCTCTGCGATAACATTCTCATCTAGTGTATTGCGATGCTCCGCACGTGAGTGGTTTGAACCAGCATTACGGTTACGCGTCTCAATCGCATCCATGTTTGGTGTAGAGTTGTGATAAACAGTGAATAGCAGTTCTTCCTCTAACCAACGGTTAAACGCAGCAGGATACGCCTCCAGAATTTCTTCAGCAGTCATACTAGCGATAGTTGTCTCACCACCGTGGTCATTGACAAAGTATGCCTGATTAGACAACACGAACTGGTTACTCACGAACTCAGAGAAAGTTCGGCTGCGGTGACCACCGTCAGTAACACGTATTTGTAAACGCAGTTCACCGTCAGGTGTTGAGTAAACAGATACCGCAAGATTAGGTAAGTCATTACCCGTGAAGAAGGTCTCTGTGATACCTTGCTTCTTAGTCACCTTGTTCACATCTGGGCGATTAGTCTTAATAGACTTTATCACATATCCAAAGTGAATCAGTGCAAGGTACTCACGCACTGTAAGGATACGGCGTTCGCGAATACGGATACCGTTCTCATACTTGAATTGGTTGTTCGGTGAGATGTCGGTGAATTTTGTTAAAACCGCACCAACATCAACTTCTCTGACTAAACTATCAAATAAAATGGTCATAATAAATAATCTCTTACTATTAATTTATGTAGCTATAGTAACACATGTTTCTATAACATGTCAAGTGTTTTGCTCAATTATTTCCTTAATTTGTTTCTTGTTTAATTTCTTAAACTTACGTCCTTTAGTAGACCAAGATTTCTTAGGCGTATTAAAGAGCTGGAAAACTCCAGTACGACGTGGTACGTAACCGACAAGGTCTGTACCTTTACTCACGTAGATGTGGTTGGTGATATTTTCCTCACCCCAATCGGTTATCTCTTCGCGCCACAGGAAACGACACGCTTCTTCAAGACTTATGATATTCATATTAAAACTCCATCGCGAGTTGTTGACCAGCAGAAATGTTGACGACCTTCATCATCTTCATCATGTTGCTGTTAAGATAGTGACGGTCCATTGGATTAGGACCAGTCGCAATGCTGTAGTAGTCAGCGTTACGTAGTGGATCGCCCGTAGGCAAGTCACGGTGAACAAACATCACCTCACCTTCTTGAACACCTTTACCATTTGTAAACTGGATGGTCTCGCCTACTTCAGCGTAGTCAGAACGATTAGTGAACTCACGCGCACTAGAAACATACAAAGCAGATGGGTTTGGATATGACTCCATATGGTCATATGCATCTTGGCGAGTCTCGAACGGACCTGCCGCTCTCATGTTTTTGTAGTTTTTCATAACGTAGTACATAATCAACTCTCTCTTTATCAATTCAATGTAAACATTATACCACATGTTTTTACAACATGTCAAGGCATTATGCTAAATTAATTTACCAAACTTCATCGCCAGTGGTGCGGAATCGCAAAAGGGGGCGTAACTCTTGACCCAACTCACGAGTAGTCATGTTGTCTGCTTGACACAAACAAGTTTGGCTGCTGTGGAAGTCACGGAAAAACTGTTCATCGAGATCAGACTCGACGCAATCTTCAAGACTCCAGTCTGCGAACAAATCGTCTAGTAACATCTGGTTATCTTCGCTCATGTATCGTGTGTGGGAGTTGTATTCCAGTTCCATCTCTATCTCCTTGTTAACTCGACTTTATGTAGCTATTATACCAAATTTTTAAAGAAAGTCAACACTTAATCGTGACTAATTTTAGGTAATAAGTCACATTACCACTAGGGTGTCTACTAGGTTCATTAGTACTGCTGTACCTGAGATAGCACTCCCTATCATGATTGCTTTGTCATTCCAACAATGACCAACATAAACCCATGCAGTAGCAGCAGACGCATAGCATATCTGTCCCGCGATACTGAATCCTGCACTCATGGTGAACACTCCAACCACACCAAGTACAGTAGCACCCCACTTGACATAACTATCAATGGTACCCGTCGGTGTTGCTGGTTTCAGATCTTCGACTTCTAGTTGCAGTTCTTCCATCTCTTGTTTGAGACGTTTACGCTCGACATTAAGTTCCATAGCAAGTCTTCCTGCTTTGGACATCGTACTACCGGCAAACTCCTGTTTGACTTCCGGACTGATTTGACTTTCAACCTTTGCTACGCGCTGGTCTTCTTCAATAGAACTTTTACTCATTATCTTCGCATACTCGCAAGGTCTTTCATCTGTTGTTCATCAATCACGGGGATTGCATTGGACTTGTGCATAGTGCCGATACCCTTGACTAGGGTTCCGGTGTAGTTCATTATTTCTTTCTTTTCGGTACTGAAAGTACCCGAATCGTGAGATTTATAAACTGGAGTCTCCCTTCGATAAGGTTCACTCTTTACTTCCATAGGCTGGAATGTGGGGGTAGGTTTCTTCTTGGTAGACCAAGCATTGTACGTCTTCTTTCTACCAGTAGTAGTATGTCGCATTGAACCGTGTATCATAATAACTCTGCCGCTATTTCATTTTCTTTTAAAAAGTTATTCAACGCTCGTTTCGCTTTCTTATCACCATAGATGATGGAATCAGGGATGCGTACATTGTAACGATAGGAATATAACTTACAAGCACTTTCCCAAGGGGTTTTGCTAGTACGCAATATCTTCTCTTCATCAAGTAGAGAATCGAGCTTCTCCCAAGGAGAGTAAGAACTCTCTGGTAGACGATGTTTACTTACACTTTCTAAGATCGAGTTGATCACACCCTCATCATCATCGAAAGGGGTTTCTTTGGCAAAGGACAAAGCATATCCTAGTCCTTGTTCATAATCCATCATAATATAACTCTCAAGTTGTTTCATTAAATATACAATGTGTATTATACGACACATTCTAGGGTGCTGTCAAGTGTACAATCCTTTTACATTCATCAAATCTTCGAATACTAGTAAGTACACCGAACAGGTCATCATCTGCCTTCTGGGCAAACCCTAACCAAAGTATCAATAAGATACGTAGTACCCAAACACTTATCTCTCTAGGAACCACTCAGGAACCTCGCGGTTAGTCCACTTGGCAAAGTACTTTTTCTCTTCACGGTAATACTTGCGGTACCCTTCGGTAACGACAGTCTCCTTACAGTGGTCTGGCATACATTGTGGCATGACCGTCTCTGGTCCTACCTGATTGATATTACGTGGAGAGAACCACAGAAGTCCAGACAACTTCTCATAGGTAGCATGGATGCGCCCGTATCGGTGAGTGTACTCTTTTGCACATGCGACAAAGTGATCGTACAACCATCGGTAATTCTTGTTGTTCTCACGACACCATATAGCAGATGGGTGGTTTTTGTGTGCAACTTTGTATAGCATATTCTCACGTGCTTCGCCATCGACTATATAATGGTCTACCATACGTTTTCCGGACTTGGAAGGTCGACGTTCGACAGACCCGTCAAGAACCCGATGCGCAGTCGAGAGTAGCTGACCGTACTCGGTAACCATCTTGACTACATGCTTGTCACACATCATCTGTGCAGATATCACTGGATCATCATCTAATCTAAAAATATTCATATAGTATATCCCCTATTGAGTTAAGATATTATATACGAAAAAACGGCATCTGTCAATCTTTTTTAGAAATTAATTGTTTTCTCTGTAGCAGTGATGATTTTGACATCTTCCAGATAACAAGTAGCGGGTCATACATCCACAGAAACTTCTTGTGTCCTGCTCTTTCCATAGTTTCCCACGGTACGAATGCCTTGGACCAATTGTCAATGTACAGGTTTCCTATCCGTAGAACAACGTGACCTTCGCCTTTCTTGGTGATGACTCTACGCAACTGTACTTGCATTGTGATGACATTGATCCAGAAGTTGATCATTGATTTACCACTCATCAACCATAGTAGCGTAATGGCGTAGTCTTCACAGTCTCCCTCGTACGGTGGTTCCTTTAGGATGACCCATCGATCAAACCCATGTCTTTCACTATCGTATACATACTTCCACGTCTCGTTCAAATGAGCGACGTGCTCTTCCTTGTTTAATAAGTCTAACATATTTTTCATCCATTGAATAATACTTTTTTTATTTATATGGAGAGTCAAAAGAGTATAAATAACTGTATGAAAGAACTATTTGATTTCGGTTTCACCGCAGTAGACGAATCAGAACTCGATGCTGTTCAACAGCTAGAGAATGCATCTGATGCTGTGGATGACTACCTAACACGCCTTGATAATTTGTACAATGCGATACAACCACTCTTGACTAACCTCAAGATGAATCCTGAGAAGGAGTACATACTGTGGCCAAATCGTTTGGAGAAGATCGAGGAATTCGAAACACACATTCAAAACATCTATAAGGGATCCTAACCAATGTTTTTTAATCCAAAATTAGAAACCATCCTACTGAGTGATGGTACACAAACTCACGTTACTGCCGAAGAGAAAGAGGATTTTGCACGTTCGTTAAACGCTGTTTTCAATAGGGTAACTGTTGGAAGCGGTAAGTATCTACGACACAAGTCTTCAGAACTAAACGTATCCGAAGAGATGATCTCTCGCGGACCAATGTTCTGTAATGCTCTAATGTCACGTGGATATAAGAACATCCTATTTGTCGGTCATTTTAACTCTGGCCAGTCTAACTGGATGCTTGACGAATTCGCTGGTCGCATGATTGATTTGATGCCACCAGAACGTAATGGGATGAGTACTTTTCCAGACCTGAACATTGTAGCTCAGTCTATTCCGACTATGATGTCCATGTTTGACTATGATTGTGAATTCACAGTCGCCCGACCACCAGAAAATAAGCATAAAGGCGCAATGCACCAGATGTATAATGTCTTTAATAGTCAGTTTGTTTCTTTATGCTCGCATCAATACAAGCACGGACAAACCTCTTGGACTCTAGAAGGTGAACACGAGAAATTCGACGCAGTCGTATTCCTTGGCGTACCTATGCAAGATCAAGAAGTTGGGTTCGAAGAAGATCAAGTCCGTGAGATATTTGCACCTATGTGCACCCCAGAATTTGATATGGTTGACATTTACTACGGTGCACCTTCCGCAGTTAAATGGTTTAATGGTGAAGAAAAAGACAGCAAGACAATGGTCGACACTGCGTTTGCTCTACGTTCAACGTGGGATAACCAAATGTCATCAGGCCGCCCGGAAGAATGCGACATCATGCACAGCATGGTTAAAGTATTCTAAGGAACTTACCCGACAGTAAGAAAACGAAGAAGGGACCGAAAGGTCCCTTTTTTTATATCCAGTAAAGTATCAATCCGAAGATTGCACACCATATTAACACGTTGGGCCTATACCCCCATACGATTTTAAAATCAATTGCGGTGTCCGCTACGAACTCTTTTACTGTTTGTGCGCAATTCAATAGAAACTCTTTAATCATCAATTACCGATCCCACTTCGACAGATGCATTTTCAGGCAGGATGAACTTAATCCCTGCATGGTTGTGATGTATTACAAATTTGGTATTACTGAACTCTCTAAAGAAGAATGACCAGATAGGTCTCCAGTTACTTGCCATGCGGTGTACGTTCAGAGCAGACCTGTTAGACTTTATGAAGTTGTCTGTGAAACTGTCTATGGTCATATCGAACATCGCATCAAAACCATACATATGGATTTCAGTTGCTTTCATTACACGACATGCATAGTCCACTGCCATGTGACCACAAGAATAGTTTGATGCTGCTTCCGATAGTTTATGGCCAGGTAGTTGTGCATATGGGGGAACGTGTGTATGGAACCCACGGATATTCGGAGAGTATTTTAGATAGAAGGTAGGACTCTTTTCCATCCATCGACGTGGTCGCGTACCTAGAATCCAGTCGTATTGGTCTAGTGAGACCTCCCCTTTCTCTAGTGCCTCCATCATTTTGAAGTCAACCATACATGAAGCATAGACTTCATTTTTAGGTAAATTCATGGGTGGCATGTTGCAGACGACAAGTTCGCCTGGCGTTCCTCTTTCAAAGAGGTCGGCATTCTCGCCGTTACCCAATACATTAACTCTTCTCATTTTACTTTTGCGCCAACTGGTTCTCTGTGGTATCTTCCATATACACAATGCGCAAGTTCATGACCCCAAGTATCCATATGATCATCATCGATACTATTAGGTACAACGACATAGATTTCGCATCTAGACATTTCACCCGATTCTTTGCTTTTCCACCAGCGAGAATATCCTAGTGAAGGTTCGTTGTGAGTCTTGATGTCCTTTACCGCTTTGTCATATTCTCTTTGAGTCTGGAACGTATACACCGTCACAGGGAATTGAACTCCGCTGTTATCCATTGTTCCTGATATTTTCTTATTAGGCGATGGTTCGCATGATACTAATAATAGTACCGTGAAACCGATTATGATTTTAGCTAGGGTATCTCGTAGCATGACCTTCCTCCGTTAGTAATGTATTTATACATTTCCACTCATTGTAACCAGTTTCAATAAATACTTCTGCGAGGATACGACCATACTTACCTTCTTTGTGGGTAATGACCGTTACCTTGGTACCTACCGGAGCCATCTTATTGACATAATCTGTTGCTGCAAGACCCTTTTTCTTTTCATCAAGGTCTCTAGTACGTGACTCGTAAGCATCAATACCAAAAAGGCGCAGGCGCTGGTTAGCGTAAATGAGACCAAAACCAAGGTCAATATCAACGTCGACGGTATCGCCGTCCACCCATCTACGTATTGTTGCTTCATAGTTATACATCACCCACCTTCTATCTAGGAATATTCTGCGCGACATCAAGAATGTCCTGATATTCCGCAATCTCTTTCATTTCAGAAACAAGCGACTCCATGACATCGGGGTGTTCTCCGATACCAGCTGGATTGGTTAAATAAATCTCAACATTCGCTTTATGGTAAGCAATCTTACCCTGCACGTGTGCGATGGTCGCATCAATCATTCTTTCTCGTAAATTCATCCTTTAGTTCCTACTCTTGCCTTTTCTACTGCACGAGAACCAAACCAGAATGCCATTATGGCTGCAAAGATTGCTTTGGTATCATCGTCCCACAATGTATTTAATGCCTCTGATAGAGGTGTACCATTACTTAGTGCATCCTGTAATAGAGAAAACTCTATCATCGCAAACAGGAAAAAGAAGCAATAGGTAATCACGGGCCTCACAGACTTTTGTAGTCCGGATATGAACCCTGTCCCTTGTGCTATTGTTGTATCATGTTCCAGTAGTGCCTTCTGTTCTTCATGAAGACCCATTTCCTGAAACCGTTTTATTTCATGGTCATAACCCGCCGAAGTGAGTTCTGCCATCTTTTCCATTTTCTTTAGTTCGAATTCTTGATTACGTTTGGACTGAAAGTGATCAGTGATTGCCGGTACAACCGAACTACCAAACCCTAGAAGCGAACCTAATATCCCACTCAACATATCTCATCCTCCAAAAAAAAAGACGGGAAAGTTTCCTGTCCCGTCTTTATATATCATTAAACTAAGTGCGTATTACAAGCTTGCAATAAACTCGTTTACTTCTTCGATTTCTTCTGGCGCCAAGAATTGCTTGTGTACGCCAACAGAATCTAGAAGACCTTCGCTTACTCCGTCACGTAGACTACGGACTTCAGAATTATCTACAACCATATCGATACAACCTAGAGAAATTTCTCTCTTTGGCTCACCAAAACTTTCTAGTTCTTGATTATCTTGACGTGGTAATAGGTGGTTAACTAATTCAGTCAATTGAGTGTGAGGTGATTGAACTAGCTCTTCGTATGACATTTCTACATCATATACGAACTTAGATGAATCTGCTTCGTATGCTGAAATCAATTCGAAACCTAGAGGACCGTCACGGAATTCATCCCATGATGATTCTGGTTCCCAAGTTTTCCATAGAGATACTAATACATCTTTGTAGTCTCTAGTAATTTTTAGAAGTTGGTTTGTTGCAACCGCCGCAGTCTCTTGACCTTCTATAATAAGATCAGCAGTCAGTGTATCTCCGTCTGGTTTGTGACCCAGAGAAGTATGTATCAGTGGCTTGAAGATATGCTCATAGGCAGAGTTTGAAATTGAAAGGTTTGAGTCGTGGGTTTTTAGTTCTTGCTCATAACGAATGTACATACCGTACATATTTTGAACAAAGTCATGACCGGATGCAGCACTACCGACCATATAATGATCGTTTAGCGTTACAATACTAATTGGGTTTGGCATTTTATTATTCCTTATGGATTCTTTAGAATTATCCTTATCCGCACGTGCGAAGAGTAAATCGCTGGACTGGCCAGTCAAATACGGAATAAGTCCTATTATTTATAAATTCCGACTCTCTAAAGAGTCGGTTTATTTAAATTATTTTTGTTGTTGCCACATTGTCCATAGGCCGTACAGAACACCAGCGTATGCACCTAGAGTAATGATTGAATCAAATAGAATATAACTGGCACAAAGTGCAACGATAATCACACCGTCGTACGTGGTTCTTTCGCCTAATCGCGCTTGCAACCAAGTCTTTGCCATCATTACATAAAAAGATAGTTTTGAGAAATTGAACATAGTTAGTCCCTATAATCGTTAAGTGTAAAATTAGTTCCGTGCATCTTCATAAGATCACGTTCGTGGTTTGTATATACTAATACTTCAGGATCATCTACCAAAAAGTCACAGCTCTTACAGAAATCTGGGTAGTCTTCGGTACGGTGTTGCTCACGTAAAGTCTCATACTCTTCTCCAAAGAATATATCTAGTATGTTGTTCTCTGAGGCGTGACCTAATACTGCTTCTTCGTCCCGTCCTAAAACTTGACAACATGGGTGCACTGCACCCGTTTTCTTGTCTAGACCACCAGCACGTATCACTACGTCTGGAGAGAACGGTCGTCCACAAGTCTTTTTCTTACCTTCACGTACACCAGATTCGGTGATATCTTGAACACCGGACCAGTTGTGCATTTTCCATATTTCAGTCTTGACGCCTAACTCATCAACCAATGTCTTATACTTGTCTAGTTCTTGGTCGATATTGTCGTTGTCTGTTATTAGGTGATAGGTTGATATCACGCATTCTGAACCAGACTCTTTTACATACGCAACCATCTCTTCGATGTTACGTCTAATCTGTGCGTAGTGTCCACCCACAGCATTGTACATCCACTTGGTGTAGTCTTGTTCGTCTGCACCAATGAATGAAAACCGATAGAAGTCCAGGCCAGCATCGACACAGTCGCGCATGTATTTGCCCTGCATCTTGAATCCGTTAGAGAAGATGAAACATTTTGCTCCATACTTCTTCACTACCTTGATATATTCAGGTAGGTTTTTTGCCATCGTCGCCTCACCAGAACCGTCTAGGTTGACAACATTTAATCCGTACTGAGCACAGTCCGCAACGTATCCTTCGAACTCATCGAGTTTCATGATACGACGGAACCCTTTATGTCGCCCACCTTCTCGTAAGTCTTGTGGACACATGGAACACGAGTAGTTACATCCCCCCGCTACCTCAATTACTGCACGGTCAATTTGAAATGTTTCTCTAGTCATTTCCATAATAAGTCTTCATCCTCTCTTCATACTCTACTGATTTTCGTTTAGTTTGATGTAGCAATTCTTCTATATTTTCTATCCACCACCAGACTCCCATTTCTTCTTTTGATACTTCTGGATTGAGTCTTAACGCATTCGGTGTATGGTATTTAGTCACGCCTTCACCACTGATTACTGCAAGTGGTCGGGCAAAGTTCTTCGCGACATAATGCCAAATACCGTCGTAACAAATCACCATCCGTGATGTGGATATTAGATGCATTGCCTCAGACGCAGGCGTACGATATGATAACTCGTGCATGTTGAAACCAAGACTTCTGAAGTGGTTGATTAAATGGTCCCAGTCAGAGTTGTCAAAGATTCGTTTCCACGTCCTAGGTTTCTCTGCATTCCATGTAGGACGCCAGAATACGATTCGATCTGGGTCATAGTCTTGAAATGCGTCCTGTCGGAATATCCAATCATTACATGGAGCATCCCCTCCAACAGCATCGGTATAATGTCCCGACTCAAACTCAAAACGAGCCTTGTGTCCGTGTGCATTTATCGCTGCAATCCTACGTTCACCGTTTGATTCTAAAACAACATCATCATTAAACTTCCAGTGTTTGTATCGACCTTGAGCATTGAAGATGTGATGTATTTCTACACGTTCTTTCTGGTGATAGAAGTTGTGTATATAGTCACATCGCTCGATGATCGTTTCTGGATCTTCGAAGTGATGAAGATATTTTGGTCCATGTTCCCAATGTAGTTCCAGATTAATCTTATCGATATCGTGGTCGGCTGCATATCTGTGACACGAATTAAGTGCCCACATAAAATCACCGACGCCTGGGGTACCGCGCCAGGTCACGAGTTCGGATGCCATTACTTTATCTCAGGACCTTGGTAGTCTTCATTTAAGAATACCCAAAAGTTTTCGTCTGAGTTAGTGACGAATGAGTTTAACCAATCATCAACATCACCTTGAAACGTTGAATACATACTTTGCCTTGAATTATGTTCGAACCAGTAAACCTCTGAGTCGCTGGTGACGCCGGTACCGATATTTCCTTCGTAACTTCCACCTAAACTTGAGGCATATTCTAACCATTCACCACACACCTTTTCTATGGCGTCACGATGTTTTCGAGGGATATCAATAGTACACGTATCTTTTTTCCAATCGGAACAGTCTACGAGTTGTTTGTATCCGCCTCCGTCTCCGTAAATTCCTTGTATAGAATTGATGTCATAAGTTCCGTTAGTTATCCTAAACTGACAATAACCCTCCACTTCAAAATCTACTGCCTTCTCGACAAATGCTGGACACTTAATACCTTCATCATGTTGTAATGTGGCATTATGATATTTTAAGTCAGTGTCCGGTGTTACTTTCCAAGCTTGACAGAAAGTATCGTTTCCTTTTGATTTAAGGAATGTTTTATAAGGGAAGTAAACCATTTCATCTAGGTTACATTCCAAGACTACTGGTGGAAAAAGAAAATCAAAACCCAAGGCCTCTGCTTGTTGTCGGGTCTCCCACTTCTGCATCTCTAACCTTGAACTCGCAATCGTGTTTCCAAAATAAGTGTAACTATTAGACGGGGGTAGTAAAAGTCCAGCCATATTGTTTACCACTACGTCCGGTGCAAATTTTCTTATTTCTTCTTGTACCCACCTTACTACTCCCTTTCCTCCATAATACACGTTGCGGTCAGGGCAACTGTGTTGAGTTATTAATTTATACTCATAGTTCTTTTCTTTTATCGCAGGCAAAAGAGTCTCATATGTCTCAGTTAATGCAATTAATAAAATTTTCATTAACTAGTCTTAATACTCTTGACTTTACGTGCCGAACCTGTAGATGTGTATAGACCGAACCATGCAGCACCCGCACCAACCACTACAGATATAAGACCTGCCTGTGATGCATTTGGTTCAGGTATCGTCATGAACCACTGAGTGACTTCGATGAGTAGGTACAGATAGGTACCAATGAATGCTCGCGGGAAAAGTCGATATGCATCGATTACATCCGCGAACTGTAACAACCCTTCAAACTTACTTGCTTTGACTTCTTTGTTCGACGTATCGAATTCTACTTCAAGCTCAATCTTCTGTTTGAATGGTTTTGCTTCTGGAGTTGGTGTGACTACTGTTTGTTCTGAAAACATGTTAATTACCTAAACCTCTTTTGTAACCATTTAAATATTGCATATATGGTCAATCCATAAAATGCTAATACGCTCATTGGTAATGCTATATATGCAAGTTCCCAAGGAGATAGAAATAGAACCTGCCATGTAAATTCGGCAACCGCCTGTGCATCACTTTGTCGTGCGACTGTGTTATTTACGGAATCCCATGCTAACTGGTTTTCATCTACTAAACTTTCCCATGTTTCCATAGGAATGCATACAAGGTCGGGTGGACATATGTCGTCCTCATATACTGTTCCAATAGGGTTACCATATATGTCTAGGTCTGCCATCACTTCACCTTGAAATCTTGCGGGTCACCATTTATTATATCTTTTGCCTTGTGTTCCCAAATATTAGGAAATAGGCCATGAACTATGCAAACGAACGCAAGTGACCACGCTCTGTACAAATGTTCAAAATAATTCAGACCTATCTCCCGTAGATGTCCCATATCAGAACACTTTCACTTCGTACTTTTGCTCCCATAATTGGGCGTCTAGTTCGTCATTAACCATTGGCCGCCCTCTTATGTTGAGACTGGTATTTAGTAACATCGGAACACCAGTTCTATCATGGTATTCTTCAATTACCTTTCGAAAGATTGATTCGCAATCCTTCTTCACGATTTGAACACGTGCAGTTCCGTCTACGTGTGTTACTGGGGCATAGTCATGCTTTGCCCATGAGGTGAACTGCATATGCTCATTCATTGGTCCGTCGAAGTATTCCTCCGCATATTCCTCTAGGATAGCAGGTGCGAACGGACGATACTTCTGTCGTCTTTTAATTGTGTTAACAGTGTCTTGTACGTCGTATCTTACATCAGCAATAAGGGAGCGGTTGCCAAGAGCACGAGGACCGAACTCAGCCCGTCCACTAGCAATTCCACAATAGCGATGTTCAAGTAAATGATCGACGATACTGCTAGGATTAACATCCCTTTCGATATTATGCCCCGCATAAGGACTCCATATTAATTTGTCTTTTCCGGTTGCCTTTGCCCATGATCGGGCTGCTGTCCCCAAACCAGACCCCGCGTCGGTCGGAGATACTGCAATATGTACCTCATCAAACAGTTCAAATAATCTGGAGTTGATCACAACGTTTTGTGCACACCCACCAGAATAACATAACTTATTACCGTATTTAGACGCTTCGCGCATTATACCCATGATCGCATAATCAGCAAAGTCTTGGGTTGCTCGTGCAGCGACTTTATCTTCTACAGATAGAATACGTCGTTTGAATTCTCGCCGGAACTTTTTACGATCTTGTTCACGTTTAGATTCTGGGGCGCCTACTGCAATACCTAGAGAAACTTCCGGAGCGATGTCAGACAGGTTTTCGTACCATCGAATCAACCAATCGGTGATTGCGCTTGACTTAGGACACGTTTCATGGTACGCAGACAACCCCATTACCACGTACTCATCTTCGAGTGGACGTAGACCTAGGAACTTAGTTGTGAGGGTATAGACTAGACCTACCGACTTAGGGTAGTGCCATTCTTTGATTAGATTGAACTTGTGATCCATGATGCAGGCGGTCTGCAACTCACCAACACCATCGATAGAGACTAGGACAGTATCTTCAGATGAATCCCACGGACGCGTGTAGAACGCAGAGGCGCAGTGTGACTCGTGGTGTAGATGGTGTGCGTCGTAGACTGACGCTTCTGGATAAGGAAACTTCTCGAATGCCTCAGATTTTTGAATCGTCTCTGGAGTTCTACCCGTTGCATCAACTCCGCCACGCATATCAAACTTGATACCGTGATCTTCATAAAAAGACACATGGTCATCATCATTTATCATGTCCCAGAGTACATCGGGAATATTCGGGTCGTTTTTCTTTTTGGAGTAACGTTCGCCATGAGTCGCGAACTCTACTGTACCATCTTCATTGATGATAGCAAATCCTGAGTCGTGATAAAATTCACTGTAACCTACATATCTCATCATTCACCTGTATTGTCAGATTAAATAGTTATTTATATAAAAAAAAGGGGGACCGAAGTCCCCCGACATGCTACCTTGAGCGGGATTAAATTCCTGTTATGTACTCGTATATATCTTTCCAGTTACGCATACGTGGGAAGTCACAATCGGTGTTATAGTCATGTTCGATCACAAGTGACTCAAGACCAACCTTTGCACCAGCGATGGCGTTCTCTACTTTATCTTCTATCCAGATACATCCAGTACCGTGATAGAATTCTAGCTCTTCGTCTTTGTCTGCGCCTGTATCGAGATAGACGTACTTCTCAAACACAGTCGGACCAAACATCTCACACAGATTCTTGGTACGTAGGTGTTGTGCGTATTCATCGTTACTTAAAGAAGTGATTGCGTGGAATACGTAACCTTGTTCTTCGTGTAACTTTCGAACATACTTGATGGCATCTCGCAATGGAGGCAGTTTACGAATAGTTGCACTCTCATTGAACATGCGACAGAGTCGTCGCTTCTCATTACGTTCTAGACCGTACATGACACCTACGTCGTATACGTCTGGATTCTTCATGATGTACCCGTGGCGTTTCATCCACTGCTTAAATCCGTACATCCAGTCTAGTAGAACACCATCACAATCTACTAGTATGACTTTATCTCTCATCACCCCTCCGTTAGAAACTGGACATCTCCAGTTCCACCTTGCCTAATATCATTTAAAATCTCAAACACTTGACCTGAAGTAAACCCATAATCAGCAAGGGCGACTTGAATACCTCCCCAATCTGGATTGCCAGAAGGGTGTTGATAGATGTAATGATAAACTAAATCTTCTACTAACTGTTTACTTGCTCGCATAAAAAAACCTCCCACATTGAATAGATATTATAACAATATATGAGAGGTCTGTCAATACTTATTTTGAAAATATTTACGGAAATAGTGCTCTTGTGAATTTGGAAGTCTTATAACGATTGTCATTCCAATGCTTTACCATATCGACTTTCCACTCACCACCAGTGTAGTGACAGAACTTTGCGTTATCAAAGAACTCTTGTTCGGTCTCATAGTGAGGAGAATCATTCCAAGTGGTGTCGATAGTCTCTACATCAAACTCATGTTTCATCAACTGTGCAGAGATGTAAGGCTGATCGTTCATGATAGACATATGGAAGTCACCAGTGTAGCACCAGTCTTCCCACGCCATGAACAGTTCACGTGCACGTAGACGCGCCTCCTTGGACCACAGGACCACCCCTGTATTCATAATGGTTAGTTTAGATGGTCGGTTAGGTGGCATTACAGGGACGATAGGACAGTCATGCATCTCGAACTTGCGACAGAAGTCTCGATAGTTATCGTCTTTGTAATCCCATGAATTGTACCCACCACCATTGGCGGTAACGAAGTCTGACTCTAGGACACCGTAGACTTCGGCACCAGACTCCATCTGATCAAAGATATTTTCTTCAGTGTTGACTACAATGTCTGTGTCAACGAATAATAGGTTGTCGTATTGATCGAACATAGGATCTAGCCATACACGTGCGCATTCATGCAGCAACGATGTAGAACAACCATGACCTTTGGTTGCAACTCGTTCATCTGAGTAAACGTGTTCTGCACCAATCTTCTTTGCGTATTGTTCGAATGATGTACGGGATATATCCGCAACTTCTTTATAGAGGGAAGAACGCGAACCGTCCCAGCCCGGAATATCACCGCGAGCATCTACTGCGTCACTCACGATCATATATTGAAAAATCACATTAGACATTCTCTAACCTTGTCATCAAGCGTTCTGCTCGATTTGTCACTTGTCGATACCATTTCGAATCACGGCCTTCAACTGCCGCGTTCACCCAATCCTCATTTTGTAAATGAAGATACATGTTCTTGAACTTACTTAGTCTTGGTCTACCTAGGTTAAACATCATGTTAACCAAGATTTGCTGTACCTCATCTGGCCAACAGTGGAACCCGTCTCCGTATAGTACAGCACATTCGTAGATTGCGACGTTGAGGTCGTGGTCGAATGCCTCGCTAACTCTTTCGGGGGAAATTTTCGTTCCGACTGAAGCGCCGTACTCGCCGTCACTTTCCTTGATGAGATGCCCAACACCGAACGTGGGATAGTTGAGATGGTCGAGGTAAATCTCATAGACGACTCCTTCGTCAATCTTTAATTGTTCGAATACTGCTTCTCTGTTCATAATCGGTTTCACTTTAGGTTTGCACCATAGTTTACGAATTAGTTCTATCATAACTTGATGGCAAGTACCACCAAGATAGCTGCCAACAAAATATTAGTTGTCAAAATTTCAATAGCAAGTATAGTATGATACCATACCCACCTTGTTTTATATGCATTTGCTACAGTTACTTCGTCAGGATTTGGGTCTCCAACTGGGTCGGCCGACGATGGACCTGAACCCAACCATTTAAAAAAATTCATACTACTAAACCTTTATTGTGCTTTGTACCCCTGCATTCTTCTTGATTGCAGTTAGTTTATTCTCCCATTCCTTTCCTGCTATTCGCATGGTTGACTTAACACCCGTCACCATTTTAGGTGCTGATGAAGGTGGAAAGTAACGCACCCATTCGGGATTGTCAATTAACCATTGGTCGTACTCAGAAATCCGGAGAGACAATTCCTTGCACTCTCCGGTTTCCTTATTCTTGAAATCATACTGTGGCATAATATATCCATTCCAAATCTTTTTCAATCACTACGACAGGCATCTCACAAAATGCACCTGAAGAGATAATCACCCCCTTATCGAGAAAGTTGTTGAGTAGACGCATTTAGTATCGTATAATACTGATTAAGACTTTTCGTTTGATAATTCGAATTGCCTTGAGAATATATTGCTTGGCGTCTGGTATCGTGCACGAACTTTTGTAATTCGTTAATTTGGTTCAACTGCTTTTCTTGACTCGACATTGTGAATTCTCCTTAGAAGTTATAGTTAATTGTCGAAAAGATTACTCGCTTATCAGATTTGGAAATGCCTCCTGTACTAGTTTTTTGGTTATGTAACGACAAGGTGGTTTCTTTGCCACCATTTTCAGAACGTACTCAGCATCCTCCGGATGAACGGATTCTAGAAGCTGGACGAATTGATTCTCGCGTTTAAACGCTGGGGTATTTTCACCCTTACCTCCCTTCACGAAGTTTCCAAATTGCTTGTGCTGCTTCGTTAGGGTAGAGGGTGCCGACTCCGGTCTGTTCGGAGTGAAAGGTGGGCGTCCTGCTGGAAGTAAAAATTCCAAAGAATCGTCGAAGGAACCCCGAAGGATATCTTTGAACGCCCAGTTGTCTTCATATTTTTTCAAAACATCTAATCGGGCTTCACGGGAATCTGCTTCTTTGTATTCCTCGAACACCTCAAAGACTTCTTTACGAAACGTAATCATTACTTACACCTTATCAATTTTGTAACACACATAAGTTTTTTTCATTATGATGATGTCTTCTTTGAACTGACATCTCCAAACAAGATCTCTTAATACTTGCTCATGGTTGTTTATCTTAATTCTACTTCTTCTGAGCTCGTTATCTTTCTGACTGATTTGGAACTCTTTTATTTGTACTACCTTTATATATTCATCAATTATAACTGCTGTGCTGCCAATCCAGAGTAAAGAGCACAGCAGGGCGGTTATCGCCACTGAGTGAAAGGTACTCATTAGATTCTCCCTTATGTCAAGGGTATTTATAAATGGGGAGAACCCAATGAGTAAATTATCTTAAACTATTCCACTCTTCTGGAGTAACGTCGTTTAATCTGCCGCGTTGGTCATTTGGTAGGTTTGGTTCTGGGGGAGTGAGTTCTTCGATACAATCACCAAATGTATCAAACAACCTATTAAATTTCATGCCATACACATGGCAGAGACCCATGAGAATATTAGCAAGGTCATCGGTATCACTGGGAGACAATGAATCATATTTCCCTTCATCGACTAATCTTAACAACAACTGGAGATCGTCCGTGATCCCCCAGCAGTTCATGATGTCTTGTTCTAGATCAAATCGATCTTTCATGCCGCCACCGCCATTTCGACGGCAAGTTCAGCAGCTTTCTTCTTCTTGACTTGGTTTGCACCGTACCATGCAGAAGTCATTCGACCGTCGGCAGTACGACCCAACTGGTGATCAGTAAGGTAAGTCACAGAGTTGAATGCCTGCCACCATGAACCACGACCGAAGTTTGCGCCTGGTTGAGTCTCTAACAACTCGTATGCTTTCTTTGCATTAGGTGCGAGGTCTTTGTAACCACGTACTTCTGCGGCAGGTGCCTGTGAAGGGAACAGAGAGTTGTAGTACTGAATCAGAGTGTCAGCAGTGAACTGTCGCTT